CTCCGGCTTTCCAGCGGTTAGCACCAGCAATCCATGCAGCAGGAGATGCAAAACCTGAGCGACCAAGTTCGTCACCGTGCATCAGTAGTGCGCGGTAGTTACCTACTTCTACTTCCTGTATATCTTCAGGGCAATCTTCCCAAGTAAGTCGCTTCTCATTAGCAAGAATCTGACGCGACATTTCATAGACCATTCGATCCACATTGTCACTCTTAGGAACTTCAGCTCGCTTGCCACCGATACGCCCGTGATTTCCCCACTCAGCAACGACAGTTACCTTTTCAAAGTTTGCCAGCATCACGCGAACAAAGTCCACGCATAGGCGAGATACATTGGTGAATTGACCAAAGAGTGAAGCATCAATCTGCCAGAGTTGCGCTGGATAATTGAACAGACCCTCAACTAAATCCCCACCAAACATAACAACGCACTCCCGTACAGGGTGATGCGCTCTTTGTAATTCAGTAAGGTGGACAATCTTGTCAGCGAATTGCAGCACACGGGTACGCATTACTTCTGAGTTATAGGAAGTAGTTACCTTTGCCCCTTGCCAGTCCGTCGAGTGGACAAGTGCAACTTCGGCGTTTGTTTTGCGAGCGTCTTTTTTCGGTGCTGCAACTGGCTGAACTTTACCGAGCGCAAGCATTGCTTCATACGCTCCACGGTGGGTTGCAATAACCAATTCGTCATTGCGTATCTTCGCTTTAGATAATTGCTTCTGTGCGTTGTTAAGTGCTTTACGCAGTTCTACAATCTCTGGATCATTTTCTTTTTCTAATTTCTCTAAATCTTCTTCAAGCCCCACGACAATCCCCCCGTCTATGGCGAGAGATAACGCCTTCACTTATATCGTGTCCATTGGCTTTAAGTACGCGACCCAACGCTGCGCTGGTGATGTTCTTGTCTGCAACCCGAAGTTTAAGTGCTTCGCTTTCAGGTTTAGGGAGTGTCTCTAGGAATGTACAAAATGTACATTTACCCCTAGAGGAATGTACAAAATTGTCTGCATTATTTAGATCATCTAATAAGCCCATCAAATTACCCTTCTAGTAACTTGGGGCTAGCCTAACAGATTATGGTCAGGATATTTGTATTGAACCGCAATTTATTACAGGTTCTTCTGGCGAACCTACGACTCTTGCCCATACATTCCAAGTGCCATAAGTGTAGGTTCCAGTAAGGAATCCCACTTCACCATTGAGAACTGTGGCATTAGCCCAGTCAGCTTCTACAGGGCGGTCTGTGGGTTTCAAGACAGCAATCTGTACATTGGAAGTCACCGATACATTATCAAGGGTAACAAGGACAGGTTGAAACTCAACACTCTCGCGTGGGTAGATATTTGTCATTGAACTTGAGCCTTCCATCGCTTGTCGGATAGTTCACCGAACGTAAGTCTATCGGTAAGAATACCATCTCCCCATCGCTTAGTAAGGAGTACGCCTTCCCAGTTGCGCTCAGAGGCTACTACGGCGTATGTAGGGGTAACTGAGACTTCGCCATACCAACGGCGCGGTAGTACCTGGCCGTAGTAAACAATATCTGTAGATAGTTTGGCTCCGGCGGTAAGACCAGCGCTGATTGTAGTTTGTGCGCTGATAAAAGCAGGAACCGTTGCTTGCGCTGTAAGCCCTGCTGTTATTGCTGTAGTGCTTGCTAACTTTTGATCCGTCTTAGAATCAGCAGTTAAACCAGCAGTAATAGCCGTTGCTGAATCTAATGCGTAGCCTTGCCTTGCTGTTGCAGTAAGGGTTGCAGTACCAGTTGTTTGTGCATCAACGAGTTTTGCCTTAGTTCCATCAGCGGTAAGGGTTGCCGTGATAGTTCTTGATGCAGCAAGACTTTGATTGCTTGATGCAGCAGAAGTTAAAGTAGCCGTAACTGGCGTTGATGCCTGAGCATTGACTGTATGAGAAGCATCGGCAGTAAGGGTTGCCGTAATAGGGCTTGTTGATCCAGCAAAGGTTGCATGGCTGGCATTTGCGGTAAGAGTTGCAGTAACCGCTGTACTTGAATCAATAAATTTAACATTGGTTGCTGTGGCAGTCAGCGTTGCAGTTACGGGAGTTGATGCGCTAACGCTAGTTGCATTACCAGCACTAGCAGTCAGCGTTGCAGTCTCAGTAGTTGTTGCTGAAACAAATTGAGTCTTTATTCCATCGGCAGTTAAAGTAACTGTTACCGCTGTTGAAGTAGAACCAAAGTCATTGTGCTGTGCGTCAGCTGATAAAGATGCGGTTACTGTTGTTGCATTTACTTGGGCTTGCCTTGTAACAGTTCCATCGGCAGTAAGAGTTGCTGCGAATGATGAAGTAGATGATATTAAAGTGGCAAGTAAAGCAATCGCTGATACTGCCGTAGTAATAGCAGTAGTAGAAACTGCGTTTCTTGTTACTGTTGCATCAGCAGTAAGAGTGACAGTTATCGGTACGCTTACATCAGCAGTATAGGCAACACTCGTTGAACCTAAATAGAATGGGTTGCCATTTTGATAAAAGCCCGTGTCATACGATAAGACTTTAGATGAATAACCAAAAGCGCTAGATAAATCATCAACAGCCATTCCCTGCGAAGTTCCTGAAAGCAGAACTGTATTTGCAGGGTTTCCTAAATGGGAAACACCACCTAGCTGAGTGCTAGGTGATGCTACCTGAGTTGTTAGGAATAAGAATGGCTGTGCCATCTGAGGTTATTCTTCCCAGATGAAGTGACCCGTAAATGTTCCTGTCGTTCCACCCGATGCGTTGGCATTGGCAAGAACTAATCCAGATGCAGCAGTAGGGGGTACGATCAATGGAGAATCACGGAAATCCCACACCCACCAACCACCGGCAGTTGTAGATAAACCACCACGAACAAGTTGTGCAGTTGTTGAGAATGTAGGTGCAACAGACCAAGCAGTATCAATCGTTCCTAGTGCAGCAGCATCGTTTGTATCAAATGGAAGTGCAGCAACAGTTGTTGACTGAGTTCCGCGAGCAGTTGCACGGGAAATATAAAACGATGGAGCAGTAGAAGGTGCGACTGCAACGCCTACGGCAATTTGCAAAACACGAAGGCGCTGAGTAGTACCTGTGTTAGTAAGGTTTGCTGTCTGCGTATTAGCAGTATTCACACCTGCAACTGAAAAGCCAGCGGCATAACGAGCCATGTGTTAGACCCCTTACGCTGCGATTGGAGTTAGTGAAACACCAAGGGTTGTAAATGTGAGTGTATCGGTGTTCACAACTGACTTAGAAGTTGTAAGTGCAGCAGACCACAAGAAGTTACCAGCACTTGACGCATCCCAAACTGAGATGTGAGAAATGGTTTCTGTTGTTGTCATGGTGAAAGATGGTGAGTTTGATAGCGCGATTGCTCCGGCAGATGCAGCTGAGAAAGTTGCAGATGCACGAGTGGTTACAGCAGAAGGCGCAGTAGTACCGGCGGCTCCTGGATCAGCGGTATGAAGTTTGATATATGTTGCGGCTGGAGCAGTAAATGCTGTAGCGCGAAGCATATTCAGCCAGTTATTCGCTAGGGTTGTAGCGGCTAGTCCTACAGTCATTCTTGCTCCTTAGTTTGTTCTTCTACTTGAGGTTCTGCTTTAGTGATTTCTGCATCAGCCGTAAAGACTAATCCTAATACTGTCGACACGAATTGTACCTTATGCCTTTGTCTCGGTGGGTAGAGAATTGGTTATATCGGTGGCTACTTGGTCAATAATCTTGCCATAGCCAGGGTATTTCTTGTTGAAGTAGTTGCGAACGACTGGGATAACTGAAGCAATGACTGAGATACCAGCCCACTTGAGGTCATTCAATCCGACCTTATGCGTATTGCCGTAACTAATAACGACTGCCGTACCGAAGGAAGTTGCTAGGTACTTGCCGTATGAGAAAAGAATTGCCTTGTTAATCTTCATGTGTCTCCTAGATTTTTGATAGGAATGTTACCCAAGGGAAAGACTTCCCTGGATCCGAGTGACCGCCCTTGACTTTCTTGGCTACCGTTATATCGGCATGACCGCAAAAACCGGACTTGCCAGCGATAATATCAGCAGGAGAAAGTTTAATGACAGGGATAGCATACTTCTTTGCTAGCTCAGAAGCGAGTTTGGCAACTACATCAAGTTCAGATGCGGAGTAGGAATCTGACCATTGAGCAGGTGTCTGGGAAGCGCTTCCGGCTAGTTCAATCGAGATGGACTGTTGGTTAAGTTCATAATCATCAACCGCCCACGCCGTATCATCATCGGATATAAGTTGAAAAACTTCCTTGTTATCGGTCATGTAATGGGCGCTAGCCTTGGGGCTAGTCTTACCCATAAACCATTTGAGAACTTGTTTAGCCTTGCCGGTAGTCTCGCCACACTCCATCGTATGAATAACGATAAGGCGAATCTTGTGACCGCCACGACCAGGGGTGAAGTTAATGCCTAGAGATTTCATATCTTAATCAATTTTCCTGTGGCATCCATGTAATACGCATAACCAGCAGGAGTCATTGTGAATGGTGCAGTTGCAGCGCCGAAGATAGAGAACGGAGCCTTGCCATTCAAGTCATAGAAAGCAGGAGTGGTGCAGTCAGGGAAGATACAGTTCTGTCCATCAATCACCATGAGTTTGAATGAACCAAATACATGATCCCCAACTTCAACAAGCCACTTCTTGCCTGTGCTATCCACCGCTGAAACAGTCTTGATAAATGGGTCACAAAGCATCTCTGCAACTTCATGACAAATAGTTGCGAGCAATCCAGCGCGATAGGTAGCCCCATGAATTGTCTTGCCTTTAATAACAAGAGCCTTGGAATAGCGACCAAATGTGTAGTAAGAATTTTTAAGCGAGCAATAGGCGATAGGAACGCCATTCTTAACTGTGTGATAACCAGCAGCGCCAAGGTGTTTATTCTTTTCAGTCAGATAGATAAGCCAATCGCCATCTAGGGGAGTTCCACCACCCGTTACAGCAACATTGTTAATGCCCCATGCTTTTGTCACCATGATTGCATATTGCTGAACTCCCTTGATGAGAGTCTGAAAATCTGCTTCAGGAATATTGTTATCGTTGATAAGTCTAAGGGTTGTCATAGGTATATGAGTCTCTCTGCTAGGTCACCTGGAACAGTAGTATAGTCTGGTTTGTGGGGAAGTAGATTAACTCCGGCGTTCATATAAACTTCTGAAACAAGTTCAGAACAAATGTAGCCATCTTTCTCAGCTGCTTTCAAAAGAAACTTAGAGTTAGCAAGAACCTTCATGCCTAAAATGCGAAGGATAATCAGGGCAATAGTGAGGAAACTGTAGCCACGACCTACTTGATCCAGAGAGAGTTGTGTAATCTTCTCCCGTTGTTCATCAGTTAATTCTTCATGGTTATTCCATGCTACTTTTTCATAGCGAAGTTCAGATACTTCTACGCCTTTAGGATTTGCTTCTACTATCTTTCCATCGCCTATGTAAATGAAAGCGTGGTTCCATCTGCTGACTGTTCCTATGCGGATTATCAGTCCTAGCCATCCGTTAGTTTTGACTACCCCGTAATCGCCAATTCGGGGCTGATAACTCATCGCTCTGACTTGGCTTTCATTACTTCTACATCCACTTTAATTGCCTGTTGATTTTCTAGCAATTCTTCAACCTTGTTGATCAAACCAGTTTTGCCATCGTTATACAACGCATACTCGATACGGTTCAACTTATCCTTCAATTCTTCCGTATGCTTTTGAATCGAGTGTTTGGCTATGATGCCGACTCCAGCTAATACTCCAGCAATGACAAAAAAGTATGAATATACGATTGTTGCTAAATCTGATTTTGTCATGGTTGCGCCTTTACGGTTATGGATTACATTATAGGTAAAGTGTACATTACTCTATCATATTTACAAGAGAACGTGTCCTTCCTTGAGATAACTGTGTATAAACCTGAGTGGTAGCAACGCTTGAATGGCGCATCAACTCTTTAACTGCTATCAAATCTCCACCTGATTTTTCTAGCATTACTGTTGCAAAATAATGCCTAAGACTATGAAAATGTTTTGCGTTTGGACCAAGTATCCGGCGCATTTCATTGGCTGCCCTAGAAGAAAACTTATTGGGGTCAACAATCCATAATCTTCCAAGGGTATTATGAGATTTAATTACATCTGCTGCTTTGCTAGAAATAGGAATTATTAAATCTGTATTTCCTTTGCCAACTACTTGAAGGGAGTAACCGCCTTCTTCTTCAATAAGGTCTGAACCCTTAATCTTTGCTACTTCCATAGCGCGAAGCCCGACAAGACCGCCCAATATAAACCAATCTCGGTAGGGCTGTGTAGATTCAGTTAATAACTTTTCAAATTCTGCCTTTGTAACTGGCTTAGGAACTCCCCTACCAGCTTTAACATTAGGAAGGTCTGCTGCTGGATCATTTCCGTTAATAAGATTCATTTTATTCAAATGTTTATAAATAGATCGTAAACGAGAAACATAGTTAGCCTTGGTAGATTGTTTAGTAGCCAAGAGAACTACTTTTTCTAAGTCTTGTACTGTGGCTATGGCAGGGTGAACGCCTATCCTACGGATAATCTGCCAATCAGTCCTAATTACATAAGGCGAAAATCCTGAAGTATCATAACGATTTTTCAGCTGGCGGTGAATCTCATCAAGTGGTATTAACTGCTCCATACAAGGAGCCTAGCACTAAACTACGGGAGCAACACTCGGTGTCGAGTTAGCCTGTTGAGCGTCGTAGACTGATTTCAGTCCTGACCAACTAGAACCATCTTCATTGACAATAAGAACGCAATCAACGCCATCTGTATTCTTGTAAATTTGCATTAGAGTTCCACTCCAGTTTCGAGGATTGAACCTGCTGAGTTGTTTATGACGAATTGTACTGGTTGTCCTGCCACTATAGTTGGAGATGCAGCGGTCGTTGTTGTAAGAACCACCAAACTGTTTGGTCCAGCTGATTGAAAAGCGATTGCGGTTGGTGTACCGGTTGCCAATGCTTGATTGTATAAAGTGAAGTTGCTCAATGTTGAAACAGTTACACCAGTTCCAGTTGTTCTGGCAACGGTTGAAGCTGGAATATAAACCAAAGCCTGAGTTGCGGATATTGCAAAACCAAGAAAAGCATTGTTATTTCCTGATACGGCTGGCAAATACCTCTGACAGTTGGCTAACTCTCCTTGGAGTGTTCCACCGGCTCTTGAGAAGGTAGTTGCAACAGAACCGAGTTCTAGTTGAACGCCTGTTACTTCAAAGTAATCGTTAGCTCCGGCTGTTCCGACTGGGGTGTAGGCGAAATCAAGTGCTAGTTGCGTCACGGAAGTTGCCAGCGTTGCCGAATAAGAGAACCGTTGCCAAGTTGTTGTTAGCATAGAAGATTGTCCTATTGCGGGAGCCTGTCCGGTAAAACCAGCAAACGCATTTTGGTCAGTTCCGGTTCCGGTTATAAGTGAAAACGACAGGATGCTACCTGCCGAAGAATAATTGGCTCCAGCTCTTGCATAGAACGAAACTGTTACTTGTTTACCAGTAAAAGAAATTGAGTTAGCAGTTTCAAGATTATTCAATAATGAAAAAATTCCAATTCCGGTTTGACCTGAATTTCGTTGGTAGCGTAGACAGTATTGGATGTTAGGTAAATTTGTTGTATCGGCAGTCGCCTGACGGGAAATTGTTATTGCTTGGTTTGCACCAGACTGAGTACACCAGCGGTCCGCCGTATAGGTAGTTCCTGTTGATGCTGCTAGAGAAAATGACGTACCACGCTGCCAAATATCCATGCCGCCGTTGATGATGGCGTTTTTACCGGCTGAGTTCAAAGGTTGGTATGACAAACCAGTAGCAGTAGAAGAGTTGGCAACGAGTGTTGTGCCATCTGCGCCGACTGCAAGGCGTTGGGAAGCGGTATCGAATGTTGCAAGGTCACCCTTGGTAGTTGTTGGTACGGGTGCTGCCCATTTAACTCCATTAGTTTGAGTTGAATCAGCAGTTAATACTGTTGTGTTTGCACCTACGGCTGTACGAGCCATTGCTCCTGCGCCTGTTGCAGCAAGAATATCGCCCTTAGTGGTAGGAGTGTTGATGAGCGCATTGGCTTCATCAAAGTCAACAGCGGTTGGAACGGGATAGATAATTGCTCCAGCGTTGTGTGAAGCAGCGGCAGTTCCATCATAACCGCGAGTGGTGATAGTGACGGTTGTTCCTGAACGAGAGGTACAAAGAATCTTTTCTTCACCTGCTAGTCCTGGATCAATGACGGCACTAAATAAACCTGTGGGCCAGTTAGTCGAAGCCGCTAGAGTCAGGCTCGTTGCCGAGTTGGTGATGGAAGAAGTAATTGTGGTAGGTACAGCAGCACCTTGGTATTCACGACGAGCCATTATTAACCTACTATCTCTCTAAGTTGTGCATAGAACATTCCGCGTACTTTGCCGTGAATATCTACGGCATCAGGCAACCATTGGTAATCATACATCACCACTTGGTAGGAGTTGTCAGAAACCTGAAGTGTTACTACATCTTGGCTTTGGTGAAGTCCAAAGAGGTAGTCAAGTTCGGCATCTGAATCTTGATCCCAGTCTTTATCTCCAAGAGTTACGGTTGGGTAAATCATAATAGGAACATCCCATTGGGCTGTACGGACAGGGGTTGGATAAGAGCGTAGAGTCCAGCGAGTAACAACTGGGCTTGCGGTTCCATTAGAAGTTAATTTAAGAACAATCTGAAAGTTTTCACCTTTGAGCTGACCGGCAGGAAAAGCATAGGCAGGGGATACGCTTCCTGCGGTATTTGATATTCCGATAGTATTTGTATTCTCAATATCAACATCTGAATCATCCCTATCGGCAACGATTCCTACTGTTACTGAACCGACCAATGGCTCATGCTTAACATCCACATACATCGCCACTTTAGGGTCAGAGATTCCATAGGAGATAACACCTGAAACAAAGTAACCTGAAGCAACAGGGGTACTTGCCTCTAGGTAGATTCCTTTTCCATCAACGCTGAAAATGCGCTTGCTTCCAAAAGTTCCAACTGAACCAACAGTTCCCGTTGCAGGGGCAGCATCAGTTCCCTGAACCATCAAGTCTGGTGAATAGGCAGGGATAAGAGTTCCATTAAAGTTGGTAGGGTCAATGCGACCTAAACCTGTGTTCTCATCGTAGTTAGAAAGTCCATACCAGACATAATGGTCTTGACCTTCAAAGCAATAGACAGGAGCAGGGGTCTTAATCAAGGCTCCGATGGTGAGTGAGCCATCTGAATTGACAGTACAGAATCTAAAGCCAAGGTCTGAGCCGATAAAGATATAGCCCATATATTCGCCAAGAGAACGAACAATCTCGCCATCAGGAAGTTGTCCTGCAATGATTGGAGTAGCAAGAGCGGTTCCATCAGCAAGGATTGCTGTGCGATAGATATAGGATTTATCTCCTGAATATCCTGCTGCATAAATCTGAGACTGACCACCGACAATATCTACCCATTGCATATTGCGAGCAGTTAGATCCAGAAGAATATCTGTACCGGTGAGTGGTCCTGATTTGATAATGTTATAAAGGATGCCATCGCTAGATGCAGCCATAAGGCGTGACTTACAGAAGCGAACAAGGTTGATTGTCTTAGATGAAGTAGCGTAGGAAGCAGAAGTAGTTCCAGCTATTGTTGAAGTGTATACATCGCTAGTACCACGTGCTTCCCAAATGTTGTAACCATCAGTTGTAAAATCTACTGCCCCTGATGGAGAACCTGATGGGGCAACAGTTGTCCATGAGGATAGAGCGCCACTTGAGAACTTAACAGTTCCACCGTCAATGATATAAACATAAGAACCAACAGTCTGACAATGAAGTCCGGTATTGCTTGTTGAGTAAACATTGGTCACATCGTTGAGAAGTTTAAGTTGCCAAGGAGTCCAAGGATCAATTCCATTGCTGTAGTTATAGCGACGAATCTCAGAGTTAGAACGGTCTAAGTGAACTTGACCTTGACCAAACTGCCAAGTGTCTTGGCTTCTGCGCCAGAACTGTTCAGGGGAGATTGACTGCTCACCTGGAGTATTGGAGTTATCTGCCTGTGTACGAAGTAATGGCAAAGAGGTACGCTTGAACTTTGCTCCCCATACACCGATGGCTGTTGAATCCCATTGCACTCCGTAGTAGTGACCACCGAGAGAAATAGGGAAAGGCCAGGGAGTTAATCCTGAAGTTGCTGTGCCTGCGAAGAACGCCGGTGATGGGTCATAAATCGGCGTATCATATTTAACAATTTTCTCAGTCACAATTACGACCTAAAGTTTGGATAGAGTGCTTCCAGTTTCGCTGCTTCTGCTGTAATACGAGACGCTCTCATTTGCATCAAACCGCGTGAGGATTGGAGAATTGCTCCTGGTGGTGTTTCACCAGCACGACGAGTATCTCCCTGACCTTCTGTGAAGTTACGCTTGATTTCTCTACCTTCCATCAAACGAATTGCAGCACCGATTGGTGGCAAGTCATAAGCCGATTGAAGAAGTCCAGTTGAGGAAACATTGGCAAGTGGTGTACTTGGCATAACAAATCCAGAGCGATATACAACGCGAACATTGTAACCAGGGTAGGCAGGTTCAAACATTTGCATAGAAATTCCTGATGGGAACTGTGTAGAAATAGCATTGCGGTTTAGACGGTATCCATTTGTCTTGATGCGTGGATTATCAAGTTGTGGTCCAGGAGTAAGGTACTTAACTTCATAGATAGATAGAAGTTGATCGGCAACAGGTCCAAGGTCATAGCCATTGATAGTTGCATTGTAAGTAAGGTCAACATCGTTAATAGCAAACAAACCATTAGCGGGTGATGATAGGTCAGCAAGGTCATTAGACAACTGCTTCCAAATCTCATCATCAGTAAAGCGTGGTGCAACACGAACGAGTGAACCTGTAAGAGCAGACGCATCAGTTGAGGCATCTTCACCAGAAGAAACTTCAGCAGTTAAACCATCGACTGACCACACATAGAAAGTATTTGTTCCAATGCAAAGACGAGAACCAGCGCGGATTCCTTCTAGTGGGTATTTGAAAGTAAGTGTCGTTCCACCTTTGGTGTAATCAGTAGCTAACTTGTTGCGGTTCTCTGCATAACCACTCATTAAGTATGAACGAGTTTGTGCTAACCAATCATTTCCTATTGTCATAGATTCACCGGAGTCGTGTCAGGGCTATAAACGCTCTTGCCCGTAATGGACTCAATCGCGCTTACAGCAGTTTCAATTTTCTTTGCTTGACCAGGAAGAACCTGACCACTTTCAACTTCAAATCTTGTTTCAGCCTTTGCTTCAATATGTGCTGCTCCATCAATAGTCTTAGGTTGCAAACCTTGCTGACGAAGGCGCTTGTAGGCTGGCATATCTTTTGCCCAACGCTTCTCACGGGCTTCTACCTGCGCGGATCCAGGATGGCGTGTAGGCATCGTTCCTGTTCCAAAAGAAATAGTAGAGATTTTGCAGACGAAACAACCCTCGACAAATTCACCTGAGTAACGGTGGTCGTTGTGGTTTATCTCCATTGCATTTCCCTCTCTCATTAGGCGATTGTATCAGCCAACGATATTATCGGCGTATCCTGCTGCGACAAGTACATCCTTCTCGCTTTGCGTAATCGTGTAAGTACGACCACCATAATAAACTTGTTTAACGCCAGGGGTGACGCTGAGGATATTGCCACTCGCATCAGTTACGGTACGCGCTTCCCATAGAGGCGGTTGAGTCTCAGAGACTTCATTGTTTGTA